TGGTTGATATTGATGACACCCTCGATAGTATCTTTAGCAGTGATATGGCTATTGGCAAATATGTCGCACAGAGGGCTGGTATCGGTATTAACGCAGGTAGGATCAGGGGGATCAACAGTAAGATCAGGGGTGGAGAAGTTCAGCACACAGGTGTTGTCCCCTTCCTTAAAAAGTTCGAAAGTACTGTTAGATGCTGTACTCAAAACGGTATCAGAGGAGGGTCGGCCACTGTCCACTTTCCTATCTGGCATAAGGAAATCCAAGACATCCTCGTCCTCAAAAACAACAAAGGAACAGAAGACAACAGAGTCAGGAAACTCGACTACAGTATCCAGTTAAGTGAATTATTTTATCAAAGGTTTATCGACAATAAAGAAATCTCGCTTTTTTCCCCTCATGATTGTCCTAACTTGTATGAGAGTTTTGGCACCTCTGAGTTTGATGAGTTATATTGCAGTTACGAATTGGATGAATCCATCTCCAGAATCACAGTCGGAGCTCAAGAATTAATACTTGACCTCTTGAAAGAAAGAGCAGAAACTGGTAGAATATACATAATGAATATTGACCATTGCAATTCTCACTCATCATTTCTTGATAAAGTAGAGATGAGTAACTTGTGTCAAGAGATTACATTACCAACTAAACCTATACAACACATTGACGATGAATCTGGGGAAATTGCTCTCTGTATCCTTTCTGCTATTAATATTGGCAAAATTAGGGATCTTTCGGATCTTGAAGGCCTCTGCGATCTTACTGTTAGGAGTCTTGATGAACTTATTGATTTTCAACGATACCCCGTCAGAGCAGCAGAAATCGCAACTAAAGCACGTAGATCACTCGGTGTTGGTTACATCGGTCTAGCACACTATCTTGCTAAGAATGGTTTCGCATATGGAGATGAAGGTGCATGGCAGTTAGTACATGACCTTTCAGAAGCATTCCAATATAACTTAATTAAGGCAACTGTACAGGTTGCAAAAGAAAAAGGTGCATGTGAATATTCTGATAGGACTAAATATTCTCACGGTATATTACCCATCGACACATATAAAACGGACGTTGATGAAATTGTTCCTAATGATTTAAAGTATGATTGGGAAACATTAAGAAACGACGTAAAACAATATGGAGTACGAAATAGTACGTTATCTGCACAGATGCCCTCGGAGTCTTCTTCAGTCGTCTGTAATGCTACGAATGGTATTGAACCACCCAGAGACTATCTCTCGGTCAAGAAGTCTAAGAAAGGCCCTCTTAAACAGATTGTTCCTTCTTACAACACCCTTAAGAATAACTATACGCTTCTTTGGGAGATGCCTAGCAATGTTGGATATATTAATATTGTTGCTGTTATGCAGAAATTCTTCGATCAAGCGATTAGCGGAAACTGGAGTTATAACCCGCAACAATATGAGGGTGCTGAGGTTCCTACTTCAGTGATGGCACAAGATCTTTTGACTACATATAAGTACGGTTGGAAAACATCTTATTATCAGAACACATATGATAATAAGTCGGATGATGTGGAAAGCACAACATCAGTTGAATCTAATGATGGGGATAAGTTAAAATGTCTAGTCGATGACATTATGAGTTCAGAAGAAGAGGTCTGCGAGAGCTGTGCAATTTAAAACAAATTCTACGAGGAAAAAAGTGGTTGATTCAATGACTGTATTTAATACAGAACAAGTTGATACTAAAAAACAACCTATGTTTTTTGGTGCACCTTTAGGTGTTCAGAGATACGATTCTTATAAGTATCCTGCATTTGAGAACTTAACTAAGTCTCAGTTAGGATATTTCTGGAGACCAGAAGAAGTTTCCTTACAGAAAGATAGAGGAGATTATCAGCAATTAGATAAGCAACAAAAACATATCTTCACATCTAACTTAAAGTATCAAACAATGTTGGATAGTGTTCAAGGTCGTGCACCTGGTATGGCTTTTGCACCATATTGTTCTCTACCTGAGTTAGAAGGTGCTATGAATGTATGGCAGATGATGGAGATGATTCATTCTCGTTCATATACTTACATAGTTAAGAATGTATATTCAGATGCTTCTGAGGTATTTGATACTATTCTTACTGACGAAAGAATCTTAGAACGTGCTGCAAGTGTAACTAAAGCATATGATGATTTTGTTAATAATGCACATGCGTATGATCAAAGTAATCATTGGAGAGAAGATTGGAAAGACGGTTACAATTCTTCCTTTGAAAGAAAACAATTAAAAACATACTTATACAGGGCAGTCGCAAATGTTAACATACTGGAAGGTATTAGGTTTTATGTTAGTTTCGCTTGTAGTTTTGCCTTTGGTGAACTTAAACTTATGGAAGGGTCAGCTAAGATTATATCCCTCATTGCAAGAGATGAGAACCAACACCTCGCCATCACCCAAAACATTTTAAATAATTGGAAGAAAGGTGATGATCCAGAAATGGTTGATATTGTTAAAGAACAAGAACCTTGGTTGATACAAGCATTTAAAAATACTGTTGATGAAGAAAAGAGATGGGCTGAATATCTATTTAAAGATGGTAGTATGATTGGATTGAATGATAAACTCCTTCAACAGTATGTTGAGTGGGTTGCTAATAAGAGGATGAGATCAATAGGTCTTAAACCTGTTTATGATGTACCAATCAGAAACAATCCATTACCATGGACAGAGCATTGGATATCCTCAAAAGGACTCCAAGTTGCACCACAAGAAACAGAAGTCGAATCTTACATTGTTGGAGGTATTAAACAAGATGTTAAAAAAGACACATTCTCAGGTTTTAAACTCTAGTAAAACATATCATGTATATCTACATGAAAAATGTTTATTTAAAAATTTAAATCAAGAAGAGTTTGATGTTATTTGGGGAAGGTTATATCATTCCTATTGGGATGGCCTTTCATATTCAGAAATTGATATAGATGAAGCAACACTTATAGATTCATCCTATTAAAATGAACAAGACATTAGAAAAAATATTAGAACCTATCGTCCTCATTGGGATGACGGGTTTTCTATTGGTGATGTTTGGAATCTTTACTGTAGAGCATTTCTTAGTCAGACCTCCTATGAGATTGTTAGGACTGGGTGAGTATAAGAAAAGGAGAAGAAGAAAATGAAAATAGAATTTGAAAAACAATTTGGTAAGGGTACAGACCCTTGGTATGCAAAGGCAGAGAGATGGGTTAAGAAAAAATTTAAGAATCCATTTATCCAACACTTAGCATTAGGTTTCATTACTTGGTTAAAAGAAGTATGGATTGAAGGTAAAATCAAAATGGAAATGAACAGTGTAGATGAACAAATCAAAGAGATTCATAAAGAGTGGGATGAACAAACAAAACCTAAAGTAAGAATTATTGAAACAGAATCAGAGGTAGAAGGTTTGAAAGACATGAGTATTCAAGCATACCAAGAAGCAGCAAAAGCAGATGCATGGTTGTTCGGTGATTACGATGCATATGAAGTATTTGAAGATAAAGAGGATTCTTAATCCTCTTTTTTTGTGTCTAAATATCTTTATAATAATTTTGTATTAGTTATGCAACCTACATTAGATCCTAAAGAAATAAAGGATATTGGTGATATATGGAAGAACATTACAGATCCCACCAAGACTCCTCCAGATGAGACACCTGTTACACCAGAACCATATGATCCTCCTGCAGGTGCTATCAGTAAAAGAGATGAACTAGAAGCAACAGGTAAGTTTTCTTCTAGTGAGATTGATAATATTCTAGCAGATGTAGAGGAACCTCCAACACCAGAAGCACCTTCTGAAGATGGAACAGGAGTATGAAAATCCCTGGTACTACCAAGGTACAACTTTCACTTCTGACGATATTGGCGATTTCTTCGGTTACATCTACAGGATTACTAATCTTCAAAACGGTAGACAATATATCGGAAGAAAGTATTTCGTGCAGAAAAGAAAACCCAAAGGAGGAAAGCGAAGAGTCACCTCAGAGTCAGACTGGAAAAAGTATTACGGAAGTTCCCCCGAACTTAAAGATGATGTTAAACTATATGGAAAGGACTCCTTTAAAAGAGAAATCCTTAGTCTCCATAAAACTCTCGGAAAAGTAAATTATGAAGAGACTAAACAATTGTTTCTTCATAATGTTTTAACTGAGGCTCTTGACGACGGGACTCCTGCATATTATAATAGCAATATTCTAGGTCGTTATATGAAGAAAGACTATGGAAACTTCTGATGCTTTAGCAGGTAGTTTATATGCAACTCATACTCATGCTATAAAAAGATTAAATCAATTAATTGAAGAGGGTAGAGATGCTGATGCTTGGGCTATGATTCATGAATATGAAGAATGGTTGGATTTGCACACAGATAAAGATCATGAACACGATATATACTCTTTAGAATACATCGGAGATGATAGTGAATACGATTAAAGAACAAGCAATAGGAATATTAAACAGAAGGTTTCCCAACTCAACTATTGAGAGTATAGATGAGTGTGCAAATGATTGGTCACGTAAACAAGTAACTACTATAGGCCTTGTAAATTTCTATAAAGCATACTATAATAGTAAATATACAAACCATTAGGTTATTCAAATGCAAAAAATTGTAAATGTCATCGCGTTGTCGTCTGGTGTTGTATCTCTTGCCCTTATTGGGCTGGGTGTATTTACTTATGTACAAAGAGATAAACTCGTTGATAATGTTAAGTCCAGAGTTATGGAAGCAGTTACTGACGCACTTCCAAGCGTAGTAGGTGGTTCTTTACCAGGTACTACTGGTCTTCCAACAGCACCTTCAGCACCAGATGCAGCAAATCCTCAATCACCTATACCATTAGGTTTTTAAGAATACTATATAGGAGTAGTTATTTCTATCCCTATGGCTGAAAAAGTCGAAGCAATAAAAGAAGAGAAAAAAGGCCCTCTTGGTAAGCTAAAGGAAGCAATCGTTCCTGATTCCGAAGAGCAAGCAGCCATCATTAGTACACTTGTACGGCTGGGTGTTCTTGTTTGGTCGGGTGGAATATTGACATTAAATTACGTAGCTATACCAGGTGTGCCTCAACAAAAAATAGATCCAACTTTCATAGCCTCAGTTTTTACTGGAGTTTTGGCTAGCTTTGGAATTCAAACAGCAAGCAAGAAAGGTGATGGAACTATGAAGATGGATAAGGGTGGTGGAACTGGCCCTAACGGAAACATATCTAAAAAGGATATGGAAATGTTAATTGCGAAAGCAGCAGCAACTGCACCTACTCAAACCATTAGAATAGAACAAGCACCATTAAGTATTGCACCTGTAATACCCCCTAAAAAATCATCGTAATGACTAAATTAAACGACGTAGTTAAAAGAGTAGAAGTATTAGAAAAAGATACATCAAAGGTTAATAAGATTCTTCCTAAAGTTTCTGTTGTCCTTTCAACAATCGCATTGATACTTGTATTCTTGTAATATATAATATACACTTAGATAAAAATAATGTTACCAATTTTATTAACAGTAACAACTACTATGTCAGAAATTAATCCCTCTGATGTAGAGTTTACTACTCAGGAAGCAACTTCCCAAATCGTGATAGCAGATACTCCAGTGAATATGGATGGTATATGTGAGATGATTTCTTTCGATGAATACATTTGTTACGATAAATAATATACACTCGGAGAAAAACAATGTCTTGTAACGATCACGAAAAGATGAATCCTGTTGTACATGCTTTGTATCATGCAAAGGAATGGGATAAGAAAATGATAAAGAAATTCCAAGATAAATTTAATTTAACTGATTATCAAATTAAATGTATTGCCTTTGCTAAAGGTTTTATAATTGGTGCGATTCTACTTTAATGGAATTTAACGAAAGTAATGTAATAGAATCACTTAAAGATGTCTCTCCATACATTGAAGCTGATGGAGGGTATCTTGAGTTTGTCGAGATAGAAGAAGAAACAAATTTTGTTAAGATAAGACTTAGTGGTGCATGTGAGACATGTGCTATGAGTGCTATGACTTTAAAAATGGGCATAGAAAAAAAATTACTTCAAGACTTTCCTGATTGTAATGGAGTTGTACAGGTTCTCTAACACAGTCAGTAAGTCCACACACAAATGCGTAGAAATACTTATATGGTATAATAAATAATATCAATAGTACAGGATTGAAACAATCATGCCCTTTACTCAAAACAAACATTATACTGTTGGTTATCACGATAATCAAAATCATAAAGTGGAAATTTGTGAGTACGCAATAGACGCATTCCAAGCAATACAAAACGCACAAGAGGATGTTCCAGGTTTATCGGAGCACCCTCATTCTTGTGAGTACTGTATTCTGGAGGACTCATGAAAATTTTTAAATTAAAATATCTACTACAAGCGTGGTGGTTATTTGTAATCATGATAGCAATTGCTGCTAGCCCTAAGATCGCATATGCAACATCCTCAGAAATCACCATGGGTTCTGGTGGGAACCTTATCTTTAGTCCTAATGAACTTACTATATCCGTTGGTGATACGGTTAAGTTCGTTAACGGAGAACTACCCCCTCACAATATGGTAGTAAAAGATCATCCCGAACTTTCGCATACAGACTTGTCTTTTCTGGGTGGGGAAAGCTTCGAGGTTACTTTCCCCGAATCTGGAGACTATGAATTCCAGTGTGATCCTCATGCAGGAGCAGGTATGACTGGAATAATTCACGTTTACTAACAGAACAAGAAGAACACTTGTACTAGATTCATACATAATACTAATACTACACATTAGTTTATGTTATCTACCCAATATCGTCTTCGGTTAGAAGGCATCTGCAAAGACATTGCATCAGGAACAGAAGTAAGTATAGATGATATGATATGGGCACAAAAATTATCAAAAGCAAACACCTCAGCAAGAGGAATGTTAAACAAGGCTCGTCGGATGAGTACAGATCCAGACGAGTCTTTTCTTAATGGCCTGAACATTGGAGACCCCGACTCAGGCAACCATAGAAGGGGTTTTGGATGTCCAGAAGATGTAGTCGATTGGTTTCATCAAGAGAGACCTGATGACTGGAGACAAAGGGATTGAATGAAGTAGTCTGGTCAATAAATATAATGTGTGCTATACTATTAATATGTGTAGGCATAGTAATTTATTGGATCTTTATGTATGATACGTGGTATCCTAACGACTAGATGGTTAATACTACCAATAATAATAACAGCGTGTGGTACTGCTCCAGTTACCCCACCAGCTGGTGCGTTGGAAGTTGAAGAAGAACTAATGCTGAAGATAATAAATTACGCAGAAGGATATAGAGCAACAAAAATAAATCTTGATATTGATTCCATGATAAATAGTGCACTAATGGAGTTTGAAAATGGGAGCAATGATACCCCCAAGTCAGAAGAGTTGTTACAACTTTCGAGTAACGAAGATTAACAAAGTAGTTGACGGTGACACAATTGATGTTACAATAGACCTTGGATTTGATTTATACAAAAAAGAAAGGGTTCGCGTAGCTGGGATTGATACTCCTGAGAAACGTACCCGTGACTTAGAGGAGAAAGCACTTGGAATCGACGCAACAAACTGGCTCAAAGCGAAACTGGCTGAAGCCATTACTGGTGACGACGAGCTTACTATTAGGACTGAACTTAGTGGTGGCATCGGCAAATATGGTCGTCTACTGGGGTGGTTATATATCGGGGATGGCGACGTGTCACTTAATGAAGAAATGATCAAGCTAGGATATGCATGGGAATATGATGGTGGAACGAAGCAAAAGAACTTTGAGGAACTACGAGAGATTCGTAGATCATTCGGTTCATTAAATGCTGGCTAAACTTAAGAAGGCATATGTAAATTTCACATTGACTTTTGCAATGCCTTTACTTATATTAAATGGTATAACTGGTCATTATTCTACATGGTGGGATAAAAAGATGGATGATACTGATACTTTAGTTGCTTGTAGAAACTTAGCAGACAAAGGTTTAGGAACCAGAGAGGAATGTCAGGAAGAGTTTGATGATCGTTATCATAATTTTATAGCAGAAGATATAATTGAAAAGGAACTTTGGGATCCTTTCTATAATCATATAAGTATGAACTATGTCCAACCTATACATGGATGGTACTATCGTAGAACAGGAAGTCTTTATAACTTCTATAGGTGTCGTGAGTATTTGCCAGACTTTGAGATGGTAGGAGAATGTATGAAAATTATTGATGAGGCAGACTGTATGGGTGGTATTGATGAGTGTGATTCTACTTCTTCTTAAGTGGTGGTAGACCTTTTTTCTCACGATACTTATTTGCTTCTATCTCACTACGACTTAACTTAGGAGGGTGTTTTCCTAACTTCTTTTTTATAGACGCAGTGAGTTTTTTAATGACTGGTTTTATTAATCTTAATAATAATGGTGTTGCAGCAGCACCTGCTGTGGCCAATACTGCAATCGCTACGGTTGTAGTTGACTGATTTATAGAGGGTAGAAATTTTTCAGCAGGGGTTGTAGGTTCGTACAATGTTATACAGACCTTACCATCTTTACTCAGTTCATGACCAATAACTTTCTCATCACCTGCTTGTGTTAAGTCGCCAAGTCTTAAGTTATTGGGGCCAGGACATGCTACTTCTGGAACTACATCACCAGTGTCTGGTACTTCTGGTGGGCCAGGTGGTGGTGCAACATCTGGTGGTGGAGTTTCTGTTGTAATTAATAATTGTTCTGGTTCATAATTGATTGCATCATATGTTGGATATTGGCCATTAGGGCAGGCTGTTTGTGCACCTTTAGGGTCATCATTTACAAGGTTCTTATCAAAAGGTAATCTAGTTACTTTGTTTTGATCATCAGGATGAAACTCTACACAACCTGGTAATTCTACAATAGGGAAACCAAGTTGTAATGTAACTGGAGGATGTATGTTATACATCATTTGACCGTTATATAATGTTGGGCCATAGATACCAATATCCCATATGGGTCTGGTAAATATTTGAGGTGATTGTATATTAATTTGCGGTATGCTCATTCTGGTGCGTTACCAATACTTATTGGTTTTAATATAGATGCATCATATGATACTTCTTTTGGTTCTTCAATTTTAACTTTATAATCAAGTGGTGTAATACCATGTTGATGTGGTGCTACAACACCAGGTTTATTTACAAGAATAACATCTGCACATACAGAGGCATAGGGGCTTTTGGGGTGGAACATTATACCAGCCTTCATTAGTTCACCACAGTTTTTTAAACGAGCTATCTCAAAGTCTAATCTTTTATTTGCAGTTGCTTGAGTCATCAATGCAATATTAGCAGCTGCAGCATTCTTACACAGTTCTTGTAGTTTCTGATCTATAGGTCTTGACCAAGTTGCTGAGAATCCTACAGAGAGATTATAACCATCTGTCTGTCCAGTTCTTGTAGGAATATAATAAAGGATTTGGCCAGGGTTATCGGGTATATTATCGTTATCATTATCTGCGTTGTTGTATACTGGATCTTGGAAGGTTCGTTCGAACGGCCGTTTGAAACTTCCCGTTCCATTGACGTATGGGGTAAGGTTCATGGTAGGCCCTTGACATGCAATACCAGCACCATATTGATTAGTTATATATGGGCCCTGTAATACCTGTATAGCTTGATTGGTTACTGAGCCAGAGGAATTTGCTATTGGATTTGCAGTAGCAGAAACCCCTCCCACGTCAGTCGCATAGGAAGGGGTACATGTAAGTGCACTTAAAAGTAATAGAGCAAGTTTTTTGGCTACTGGCTGAATGTTGATTGTGTGTTTGTGACGCTTTCTATTGTTGTGGTTCTCTGTATTATTGTTTGCGTCGAAAGGCCAGGCCCCATGTAACTTTCGCTGTATTGAAAGGAACCTGCTGGATTCACGATTGAAAAGTTTGGTTTGTTGGTTAGATCCATTCCAGTCCATGTTGAAGTCACTCCCTCTATAGTATTAGTTCCAGATGTTACTGAAGGTGCTGATAGAGATACCCCATCAGCTTTTATATTTGTACCTGTGATTGTGTACTGATAGCCTGTATTATAGTCTATCGAATTTATGGTCTCCGTTACGGTAGATGTTGTCTCCGTGGAGCTTTGCATTGAGCCCTGAGTAAAATTAGGGACTACTGGTACAGCAATCGCAGTCCTCGCACTCGCAAGGACAGACGCAATCACACTTAGGACAAGTAACTTCTTCATTACTCATTCTAGTTCACGGTCAATGTAGTTACTACCTGGCCAGTGGCTGTGGTTCCAGCACCACCTGCTGTTAGAGCGATAGCTCCGTCTGTTGCAATAGTACCAGCTAGACTTCCTGCGTGACCACCAGAAGATGTTACAGTTTGACCATATGCTGGCATATCCATAACTGTTCCGAATGAGTTAATCGCAGGAGCAGCACTGTCTCCTGTTACGGCTGCAGTATATGTATGAGCAGTAACATCAACACCCGCACCAAGTGCATTCGTTTTGTCACCAGCAATGAAACTTTCAGTTAGGCTGAAAGCATCACCAGCTGTGGTAACTGTGTAGACACCATCGGAGTGAGTAGCGGCCACACCTGTAGTTTCGTTTGCTTGACCTAAACCGCCCATTGTACCTGCGGTAATATTTGTACCTTGTACACTGTAGGTTGAACCAATTCTTGTTGCATCTGTAGCTGCAGCATCAACACGAAGTTGAGTTGAAGCAGAGATTGTATGTATTATATCAGCTTTAGCTGGTGCCACTATCGCACCCGTCATCAATACCATTCCAATTAGTGATAGAACTTTCTTCATTTGTAGTTGGTAAAGATAGTTTAACGGCTTTATTTAGCGTTAAAATACCTAGGGTTGAAAAACTATAATATATACTGTATAATGAATAACATTAATGTACCAGACTGATGACAGAACAGCAAAACCATCTTAGAGAATTATTAACTCAAGCAGAAGAAATTAAAAATGATATTAATAATTTAAATGCACAAGCACAATCAAAAAAAGAGTTATTGCTCAGAGCATTAGGTGCAATAGAATATTTACAACAGATAGGTGTAACACTTGAAGAACAAACACCAGTAGTAACACCACCACCAACAGCAAAACCAAAATCAAAAGCAAAAGGCTCTTGACGAATTATCCCTATGTGTTATAATACATTTGTTGGACGCAACATAGGGAGTGACTGAATAAACTTACTGGCAATCGCTGGTTAAGGTGATGAGACACAGGTGGTGCTGCACCGAGAGGTGAATCGACTTACCAGTCGGGTCTCAGGCAAAGATGTATTTACTCTGTAGTAATGCCCATCTTTTGTTGGTACACAGGAATCCAACCTCCCCCCTTTTTTTCAAGGAATATATAATGGAAGTAACAATATACGACACCCCCAACACTATGAAAATCTTTTTAGATACAGCAGACACTCAAGAAATTAAAGATGGTTATGATACTGGTTTAATTGATGGAGTCACTACTAATCCTTCTTTGATAATGAAGAGTGGTAGAGATCCAGAGGAAGTTTATCAAGAGTTAATAGACTATGGTATTCCTGATATAAGCATGGAAGTCGTAGGTAGTGATGAGGTAATGCTTGCTGAAGGTAGAAGACTTGCAAACAAGTTTGGTAAGAATGCAACAATCAAAGTTCCATGTACACCAGAAGGGTTATGGGTTTGTAAACAATTATCTAGAGAATTGATTAGAGTTAACGTTACTCTTATATTCTCACCCGCACAAGCCATACTTTCTGCAAAGGCAGGTGCAAAATATGTATCACCATTTGTAGGAAGAGTTGATGATAACTCATTCGGTGGTCTATGTCTTATTAAAGATATTGCTAATATATACTGCACACAAAATATACATACTGAGATACTTGGAGCATCAATTCGTAATGTAAGAGATGTAGGTAGAGCATTTGAGTATGGTGCTAATGTATGTACGTTACCAACAGGTGTATTTCATAAGATGTACAAGCATGTTCTTACTGATGCAGGACTAGCACAGTTTGATAAAGATTGGAAAAAAGTCCAAGAAGGGCTTGACTTATAAGGTAAACCGTATTATAATACCCCCAACTGGCACACTCCTATAGTGTGCCAGTTATATAAATAAAATTACATAACGAAGGACTCGAAAGATCGTAACCCTGCGTAGATGTATAAAAGATCCCATGTCGGGGAATCTAACATCCGCAGGTTTTTTAATGCCTAGCGAGATACTTTTAAAAAACAAATGATCAAATCAACAATAGCAGCTCTTGCTGCAACTCCTCTTCTATTCTCTGGTGCTGCTTTTGCTGGCCCATATGTTAATCTAGAAGCAACTGGTTCATATCCTGATGGAACATACACATCTGGTGGACTAGAAGCAGTAGTTGGATACGAAGGAGAAACACCTGGTGGAATCGGTTGGTACGTTTCTGGTGGCCCTACAGTAACTCATACTGAGTCTGCTGACGAGTTCGGTGATGTAGAATTAATCGGATACCTTGGTGGTTCTTATGATAAGTTCTACGGTGAAGTCTCTGGTGTAACAAACACTAGCGATGACATTGACTTCTCTGCTAAAGCAGGTGTTAAGTTCGTTTTCTAAGGTTCAGTAACAACTTTATACAAGACCCCTTCGGGGGTCTTTTTTTATGTTACGAAATAAAAACACCAAGTTTAAGATAAGTTTAAATGTAGTTTATGATACAGATAACTTGTATAAAATAAGAAGGTTTATTCTAGAAAAACTATGAAAGCATTAGCAGTCGGCCTGCTCGCCCTTGGTGTATCAGCACCAGCATTCGCAGGCCCATACGTTTCATCCAAGGTAGCAGCCAAGGGTGAGAACTCAGATTA